CGGCAAACTATTAGTAGAACAAAAAGTTAGATGCCAAGAAATATCAGAAGATTTATATGGTTATGCAGACGCATTAATAATCACTCCACATAAAATGTGCGTTATAGATTTGAAGACAGGTAAATATCCTGTGAGTCCTGAACACAACAAACAAGCCATGATATATGCAGTAGGTGCATTATCTCGTTATGGCAATGAAGATACTGAAGTAGAGATTACAATTGTCCAGCCACGCGCAACATGGGGTGGCGGACCTATCAAGACATGGAACACCACCGCAGAGTTTCTGGTGGATTGGGCCTACGATTTCTTACAGCCGTGCGTGGATGCATGCTTGGAGGAAAACCCTGTATTTGTTTATGGGGATCATTGTCGCTTTTGTAACGCAAGAAGCATCTGCGATTTATATAAACAATATAATAAAGGAGAAACTAATGAGTGAAAATAGTGAAACCAAAAACGTTGAAGAACCAACAATTAAGTTTGCGGATGATGGCAAGGAACATAAGGTTAATGAAATGCCAGACAATGCAAAAGAGTTGATGGCTCGTTGGCAAGAAAAGAAACAAATCAGAGATGATTTTATTATAAAAGCTAATAATGATATCGATGATTTAAATACCTTACTTGGTTCTTATGAGGCTCGTATGAAAAACATATTAGAGCCAACAGAAGAAAAAAAGATTGAGGTGCAATAATGTCATTAGCTGATATAAGAAAAAAATCCGTACAAAAACCACCAAGAATAATAGTTCATGGTGAGGCAGCTGTAGGTAAAACATACTTAGCATCGCAGACAAAAAATCCAATTATGTTGGATGTTGAGGATGGTCTAGGTAAGATACAAATGGATAACATACCATGTAAATCTTATGCGGATGTCATGGAAAATCTTGATGAGCTTGCCGTTGAAAAACATGAATACAAAACTGTTTGTATTGATTCTTTGGACTGGTTTGAGAGATTGTTGTGGGAAAAGGTTTGTGCAGATAACAACTGGGCTTCGATTGATCAACCTTCCTATGGAAAAGGCTATGCCGAAACATTGAGGTACTGGGGTCAGTACATAGAAAAACTTAACAAACTAAGAGATAAAGGAATGATGATATTCCAGATATGTCATAGTGAGGTAAGAAAAGTGGAAGATCCACGAATCGAAGCTTACGACAGATACTCTCTTAAACTTCATAAGAAAGCTTCAGCATTATTGTTGGAACATTCTGATGCATGTTTTTTTGCAGCTAAGAAGTTAGGTACTATTAAGGTGCAGGGTAAAAGTGGTATGACTACTAAAACTGTATCTGGAGATAGAATTATTTATCCAAACAACGACCCAGCGTATCTTGCAAAAAACAGATACAACTTACCAGATGAGTTGCCAATGGACTGGAACGCAATCCGTGAGGAGATGTTGAAGTGATTGATACTAAAGAACTTAACGAACACTTTTGTGATGATGATGAACCACAATACGATGAAGATGGACTTTGTCGTCATTGTGGGGAATCGCAAGAGGATTGTTCAGAATATAAATGTTGGATTTAACAAGGAGTAAAAAATGGATTTAACAAAATATGATTTTGATAACACAGATTCTGGTTCAGAATCACAAGCAAAGATTGAACCTGGTGTTCATACTTTAAACTTTGATGGATATGAAGTTGTTACTGGTAGAAATAACTGGGAAGCAATTAAAGTATTCTTTACCGTTGGTAGTTCAACATTCAGAATTAATCATGCATTTACAGTAGGGCATGATAATCCAGATGTTGTAAGACGTGGTAAACATTCATTTAAAGCTATGGCAACTGCGATGGGTTTAGGCTCACTGACATCTATGGATAAGTTCATGGACAAGTCAGTCGTAGCTCCAGTAATAATGGATAATGATGACAAGTATATGGTCATTGATGAAAACTTTGGTAAGAACTGGCAACCTGCAACTGAATCAGCTGCAAAGCCAAAACCAAAAGTTGAGGATGATAATATTAAAACTGGTCCGTCAGATTCTGATTTAGCAGCAATGGGAACTACCACTGTTGATGATGATGAAGCACCATTTTAATTTTAATGGTAAAAACAGGCCCACTCTTTGCGGATATTGTAAAAATCCGAGTGGGCCACTACTTTATAAAGACGGAGACTATTGGTTAGGTGCGTGCAGTATGGATCATTTAAAAAAGATTACAGAAGGTAAAAGGTTACCAAACAAAGCACAACTCAATGACGAAGGTGTTGAATACTCCATAGCACAAACCAGAGATATATATTTAGAACTATCTAGAGAAGAAGATAATCAAGCATTACATAAATGGGATAGGGATAAAAGAAAAAGGGTTTTTACTTCTATAGTAAGAGAATATTTAAACTGGGCTAACGCTGTAGCTCAACAAGACGATGAAAGGGCAAAACATGGATCTGACGAAATACTTTCCAGAAGGAAATAATTTAGAACAAAATAAACCAAAAGACACAAGCGATTTAATAAACGAAATGCAATCACAAGGGTTGCAAATAAATCATTTACAAATTACAGGCGACATAGTAAGAGTGCCAGTCAATGAATTAGCTGGTATAAAAGCTGACTCTGGCGGTCAGAAGTCTGGTTATTATGTAGTCAATGAACTCAACGGTAATTACTTCGCAACCTTTGGTAATTGGAAAACAGGCTTCGAGGGTAAATGGTCAAGCGTGAATCATCAAGCTATGACTGTTCAAGAAAGAGACAATCTACAACGTCAGTTGCAAGAGGCTAAGCAAAGGGCTGATGAAACTAAAAAACAAAGGCATAACGAAGTGGCCAAAAAAGTTGAACGCTGGTTCGACTCTTATCCGAATGTTGTTGAACATGACTATCTCACAAATAAAAAGGTTAAAAATTATGGTTTAAAGCAATACCAGGATATGTTGGTTTGCGGTGTGTATTCTACAACAGGAAACATTCGTTCTCTACAGTTTATTAGTAAAAATGGTGATAAAAGATTTGCTTCTGATTCAGAAATAAAAGGAAACATATTTCTTATTGGTGCAGACATAAAAGACATTCCCAAATTAGATAAAATTATATTAGCAGAGGGTTATTCAACTTCTGCAACTATTTATGAAGCAACCCAGATTCCTGTAGCTTGCGTATTTTCTGCCAATTTCGTCATGGCAGTAGCCCTTCAGATACGCAAGCTTTCAGGTGCTAGAATTGTTGTTGCGCTTGATAATGATGAAAGCGGAGTTGGAGAGAAGAAGGCGCAAGAGTGCGTGCAGGCGGTGATTAATTCATGCGTGCGTTTGCCGAGTGAACACGGAGACTTTAACGATTTATATTTACGACATGGTTTAGAAAAAGTAAAAGCTGAACTGATAGAACATAAGCTAGGCATACAAAAATATGCAATTCGTAATCTTATAGGTAAACCAGAACCACAAAAGTTTTTAGTTGAAGGCCTTATTCCTATTGGTAAACCAGGTATTCTTGCCGCAGTGGGTGGTGTAGGTAAATCATTAAGTGTCATACAACTTGCACTTTCTATTTGTTGTGGTGGTAGATGGTGGGGAAAAGATATTGTAGAGCGTGGCAATAGTGTCATATTCTGCGCGGAAGATGATCTAATGGAAATACATAGGCGACTTGACTTGCTCGACCCTAAGGGCAAGCGATTTAACTCCTCTTATGAAGTCTATGTATTTCCTGTTCCAGAACAAAAAGAGCCGATGATTTTATTAAGAGAAGAAGGTATTACCCCTATAGCACAAGAGTTAGTAGAAGAATTAAAAGCTATACCAAATTTAAAGTTAGTATGTTTCGACCCATTACAAGCATTTACCACAGGCAATGTATCAAGCAGTAATGAAGCAGGCCAACTCTGGGGTTCTTATTGTGCAAACATTAGCGCCAGACTTGGTTGTGCAACGCTTACGATTCATCATCTTAATAAAGGTGCTTTAGCAAATGATAGCGATGATGCTATGAGTCATAGAGCTGAGATTCGTGGTGCAAGTAGTATCACAGATTCGGTTAGGTGGGCGATTGCTATGTGGCTTGCGAGCGCGGAGGATTGCGAGAGGATATGCGAGGAACAGCGAGTAACATACGAGCGTATGAGCGTGGTAAAAGCCGCCTTAGTTAAGTCTAATTCTGGTAATGTTGACTATACTACCAAGACATTATTTAGAAAAGACGGAGTGCTAGAACCATTAGAAGAATTACAAAACCCTATGAATTTATATGACCAATTTTAAGGAGGGATTATGACAGATGATATTTTTAATGTTTGTGAGAATAAAAATATTGATGATGCAGTTGAAAAACTTTTTATATATTTTAGACAAAACGGATTTCCTCATTATGACTTAAATCAATATGATGCAAATAATGAATTATTAAAATTAAAAAAATTCGATTCTAATAAAATTTTAGTAGAAAAGGATATAAAACAAACCATGCATAGCCTTGGTTTTTTGTGGTGTTTTTTTCCTAATTGGGTTGATGTGACTTACAAAAACCAAGATAAAACCTTAATAGAACTTTGGAATGATAATGATAAATTGAGAACATTAATTAAAAAAACTTATATATGGCAATTAAAATATGGTAGGGGTGTCTTTACCATAAATAGACTAAGACAAAATGCAAAGGTTTATTTAAGCAGACAAAGTGTTAGCAATTTTAGACCAACAGCATCTAAATATTTTTATAATGCTTATGGTAATAATGGCGCTGTTTGGGATATGTCTAGCGGTTGGGGAGGCAGGTTGTTCGGTTTTCTTGCTTCAAACTGTAAAACCTATATTGGTACAGAGCCATGCAAACAAACTTTTAATGGTTTAAAACAGTTACAAAGTATTTACAGCAAGGAAAATAAAAATATTTATTTGCATAATATTTGTGCTGAAGATTACTTACCAGAAAAAGAAACTTTAGATTTGTGCTTTACTTCGCCGCCTTATTTTGATTGTGAAAGATATTCAAAAGAAGAAAATCAGTCATATTTGAAACACCCAAATAAAGACTTATGGCTAGATAATTTTTTAAGAAAAGTTATAACCAATTGTTTTTATG